GGTAACTATGTAATTGAAAGTATTCCAACAGCATCTAGTTACACTTACTCTGCAAAGAGTATTAATACCGGTGGATCAAGTATTACCAATATTTTTGACCCTAACAAAACAGATATTTGGAACCAAAGTTATTACACTGGTGCCCAGTTGAGTAACTCATTTACTATAAGTCCTAATAATTATATTATGACAGTTACTACCTCAACACCTCACGGTTTGAGTCTTGGTAATGAGATTGCAGTTTCTGGTATTACCGGTGTTAACCCACCAAATGGTAATTTCTATGTAACTGGTATTTACTCACCTACAGTATTTACTTACGCTGCAAAGGCAGGTATACCAAGTTCTCTTAACTCTTCAACAGCAGTAATCTTCCCTCGTAACCAGTCTTTGTTTGAACAAAGACCTTTTGATGGTGGAGTTCTTTTTGGAAACAATTCATTAAGTAATCAACAGTCTGCAACTAGACAAACTAGAAGAAACTTTCACTACCAGTCAGGTAAAGCCCTTTCAATGGCAACCGGTACTATTATGAAGACTGCTTACACAGTTGACTACCTTTCAGTTTCTGGTGGTGTTGCAAATAACAGAACAGTAGTTGTACAAACTCGTGAACCACACAACCTTACTCCAGGTGTAACAGTTCTTATTACCGGTGTAGTTACTTCTGGTTACAATGGTACTTATAGCGTAAACAATGTACTTAACCCAACACAGTTTACTTACATTGCTAGTGGTATTCCATTCAGCACACCTGCTGTTGACTCAATTGGGCCTTACTCAGTACAGGTTAACAGTTGGTACGGTGCATCAACTAGAATTGGTTTGTTTAATCAACAAGACGGTCCATTCTGGGAATTTGATGGACAATCACTATACGCTGTTCTAAGAAGTTCAATCAAGCAAGTCGGTGGACGTGTAAGTGCCACTAACGGTAGTTCAACTGTAACTCAAACAGACTCTAACTGGCCAACCACATTTTCAGAACAATTAATTGTTGGTCAGTATGTAGTTATTCGTGGTATTAGTTATCGTGTAACTGATATTAACAGTGATACAAGTATTAACATTTCACCTCCTTACCGTGGTGTAACAAATACCTACATGACAATGACTTCAACTGTTGAAACTAGAATCCCTCAAGGTGCATTTAATGTTGACCGCCTTGATGGTACAGGTCCTAGTGGTTATAACATTGATGCTGGTAAAATGCAAATGTGGTTTATTGACTATGCATGGTATGGTGCTGGTACTGTTCGTTGGGGTGTAAGAACCACCGATGGTCGTATTGTCTATGCCCACAAATTAGCTAACAACAACATTAACACTACAGCATATATGCGTTCCGGTAACTTACCTGGCCGTTATGAAAATGTTAGTGTTGTTCCTACAGTTTATCTTGCTTCTGGTTCAGGTATTCAGGCTACAGATACACAAATTATTACTACAAGTACCCTTAATACTGTTGGTAGTGGTTTGTTCCCACCACAGGGTACACTTTGTATTCGTAATAACACTACTTATGAGTATGTTAACTATACTTCAGTTACAAGTGGTGGTTTCCAAGGCCTAACCCGTGGACAGGCAGGTAACACAAGTATTGCAACTACAATGAGTTCTGGTTCAACCACAGCTCAGGTTGCAAGTACAGCTGGTGTTCAAATTGGTCAAAGAGTTGCTGTAAGTAGTGGTTTCCCAGACAATACATTTGTAACTGGGTTTAACTATAACTCAAGTATTTCATTTAGTAATGCTGCCTATATTAATAACCCAACTCTTGTATTGCCTCCAATGGGTAATACAGCACAAAACTTTGCATGGAGTGCAGTTAACCCAACTATTGTAGAACTTGCTTATCCATCACACTCACCTTATGTTTCTCACTGGGGTACTGCTGTTATTATGGATGGTGGATTTACAATTGACCCTTCACTCTTGTTTACCTATGGACAGTTAAACCCAACAACACTATTAAGTGGTCAAACAAAAGCACTATTAGCAATTAGAATTGCACCAAGTGTTGACCAAGGTTTGATTAACTCACAAATTGGTGCTCGTGAACTTGTAAACCGTGTTCAGTTGCAACTTCAAACACTAGACGTAGCTGTAACAGCATCTGGTAACCCTCAAAACGTAGGTGCCGGTAACGTACTAATTCGTGCTTACCTTAATTCAACTCCATACCTACTTAATGGTGGTTCTATCCCAATCTGGACCAATGCTGTTGGTGGGCAAGCAGTACCTAACTCATCATTGAGTCAAATTGCTGACTATTCAACAGTAGTTTCTGGAGTTGGTATTTTTGGTGGTGAAGTTACTGGTGGATTCTTCGTAGACACTACACAAGAAGTTGATGTTTCTAAGGTTCGAGATCTAGGTAATTCAATCCTTGGTGGAGGTAGTTTAACTCCAGCAACTGGTATTTACCCAGACGGTCCTGACACACTAACACTAATTGCTACAAATGCAAATGGTTTCCCAGTTTCACTACTTGGACGTATTTCTTGGAATGAAGCACAGGCCTAAGGAAAACATAAATGGCAAGAGCGCCCTACTCTCTCAACAGTTATACTGGTGGTGCCCCAACTGCTGCATTAGCAGCGGCTGTTAGTATTACCGGTACTCAAATAGCAATTGTAAATACTTCTAGTGGTTGGTATCCACTTGGTGTTAATGGTGGGTTCTTTTTAGCACTTGATTACGGTACAGCACTTGAAGAAAAAATATTTGTTCCTAGTGGAGCTTATAACTGGAGTTTAGGAATTGCTAGCCCAGTTGTAATTAGTGGTATTACTAGAGCTCAAGATAACACAAGTGCTGTAGCACACGTTAGTGGTTCAATTACTGCTTTTGTAATGACAGGTGTTGACCTTTTCGAAGCAAATAATGTTGTTAGTCAAACACTAGGCCAAGTTGCAACTTCAAGTGGCCAGGCATTCTTTTCAACTGGTAGTGGTATTAAACCACAAGCAGTTCAACCAGGACTTATTAGTGGTTTGACTCCAGGAGCAGTTCCTTTTGGAAGTGCAACTGGTGCATGGTCAGATACATCAAACAATGGTGGTGGTGCAACCGGTGCTGCTGGTGCACTACTTATGAGTTATGGTAATATTGCTAATGGTGGCCCAGAATGGGTCAATTATAATATTCACCAAACAGTACAAGCAGTAGCAGTTACTAATATTTCAGGTCTCTATACACCTAATGGTAATACCACAAATGACTACCCACTAAGTGTTGATACTTTTACAGTTTCATCTGGTTATGGTTCTACTTTCTCAGTTGATGGTTATGTCATTCAACCAGGAGATAGAATACTACTTACAGGACAAACTAATTCTGCATACAATGGTGTATATGTAAATACAAGTAGTGCCGGTGCTGTTTCACCTGTACTTGTTAGAGACAATGATGTTGACACAACTTCAAAACTAGTAGCTAGTCTTATTCAAGTGGGTCAAGGAAATATCTATTATGGTACAACCTGGCAATGTCAAATGAACCCAAGTGCAACTATTGGTGTAAGTCCTTGTCCATGGGTACAATTCTTAACTCCTACAGCACTTGCTAGTGGTCAAACTTTTGGTTATGCAACCCTAAATAATGTTGTACTTAACAGTGGTACTGCAAATGGTGTAACAAGTAATAATACCACTTTTATTAACCCAACTTTTACTAGTGCTAAAGAAACTGTAAACATTGTTTCTTCACCCGCATTGAATGGAACAGTTACTTTCTCTGGTACTACTGGTACCATTAACTATTACACTGTTAATGCAACAAATAATTTTACTTTTAACCTAACAACCTCTGGTACAATTAGTAGTACATTGGGTGTTGGTCAAAGTATCACTTTTACTGCTTTAACAACTCAAGGTAGTCCGGCTTACATGACAGTTAGTGGTGCTAATACTGCAATTCAAATTGATGGTAATTCATCTAATTTTGCTACATATTGGCAAGGTGGCACTTGCCCAGCTTCAGGTAATGTTAATGGTATTGATGCCTATACATTTACTGTTATTAAAACAGCAGCCACTCCAACCTATACGGTACTCGCAAGTCAAACAAAGTTCTAACCATGCCAATGCTTCAGACCTTTGGAGAGGATTCTGCTAGAGATTTTGGTTTTGCTGATGGTAATATAGGTATTGCATTACCTTCACTTTATACATTCCCAATAAGTTCTTATATAACTTTTACTTCAGGGGGAATAACTGGAAAGTCTGGGCCTAATTTATCTCAAGCAATTGCAGGTTTAAGCTCTAATCAAAGTACAAGTTGGTCTAGTAATACTGCTTTTTTTAATATGGTTATAAATGGAGTCCAAGAATGGACTGTACCAATCACTGGTACATATCAATTTCAATTAGCTGGTGGGGCTGGTGGGCAAGGTACGGGTAGTAGGATGTCAGGGTCAGGAAATGTTTATAGAGGGTATGGAAGAACTCTAACAGGGACTTATAATTTAATTTCTGGTGATATTATTAGAATTGTTATTGGTCAAGCAGGTGGAGTAGGTAGCGGTGGTTGGAACCTGGGTGGAGGTGGCGGGACTTTTGTATATTATAAAAATACAAATGTTCCTCTTTTTATTGCTGGTGGAGCCGGAGGTTCTAATCAATGGACTGTAACTCCTGGTAATGATGGATTAATTGGTACTAGTGGTGGGAATGGTACAGGTCAATCTGCAGGTGTTGGAGGCACTAACGGTTCATTTGGTACCGGTGTTCAAAATGGTGGTCAAGGACAGGGTGGAAATGCAACACTTACAGGGGACTCTCAGTCTGCTGGTGGTGGAGGGTTTGGTACCCCTACATCAACTTATACAGGTGGTAACTCAGGTGGAACTGGTGGTGGTGTAGGCGGTTTTGGTTGTGGTGGTGGAGCAGCAAATGGTAATTCAGCTGCAGCTGGTGGTGGCGGTGGAGGTGGTTTTTCAGGTGGTGGCGGTGGTGGTTCTTATAATGGTACACAGGGTATTGGAAGTGGTGGTGCAGGTGGAAGTTACGGAATTGCTACTATAACAGATTTAGGTGTTTATAATCAACCAAATGGTTATGCAACTATTACAAGGATAGCATAATGCCTCTACTTCAAACTTTTGGAGAAGACTCTGCTAGAGATTTTGGTTTTGCTGATGGTAATAATCTTAATACAAACAGTATACCTCCATTATATCCATTTAATATTAATACTACACTTACTTTTACTGCAGGAACAGCTACAGGTCAAAATGGACCTAATCTTTCTCAAGCACTTAGTGGTTTAACTTCTAATGCAAGTACAAGTTGGGCAAGCAATACTGCTTTTTTTAATATGACTCAAAATGGTTATCAGTTATGGACAGTCCCTGCAACTGGATTATATCAAATTAAAGCATTTGGTGCTCCAGGTGCTAGTACTAATTTAGTTGTTGGTGCTGGTGCAATAATTCAAGCTACAGTTCAATTAGTACAAAGTGGAATTGTTACTATATTGGTAGGACAATATGGGCAATCTTCAACAAGTGGTGGCGGTGGTGGTGGGACTTTTGTAACTAGTGGAACTAATTATACTTCATCGCCTCTCATCATTGCTGGCGGTGGAGGTGGCGGTCTTGATGGTAATGGTGCCTATAGTATTGCAGGAGCTCAGGGACAAATGAATTTTACTGCATCTAATTCAGCAGATAATTCTGGTATTGGGGGAGGTAACGGTGGTACAGGTTACGGTGGTACTGGCTCTAATAATGGTTGGGGTGGTGGAGGTGGTGGATTTTATGGTTCAGGTACTGCAGCAGCTAATGCAGCAGGATACGGATATAGTGGAGCTGGTAGTGGTTTTGTAAATGGTGCAACTGGTGGAAATACAGCAACCAGTGCTTATGGTGGTTTTGGTTGTGGTGGTGGAACTCACGGTAATACTGGTGGAGGTGGAGCTGGTGGTGGTTATACTGGGGGTGGTGGAAGTAATCAAAATCAAAGCCCCGACAATGGAGGCGGTGGCGGTTCTTATATTATTTCTTCTGCTACTAATGTAAGTACTAGTACAGGTACTTGGGCCGGTACTAGTACTTTTAATGGTTCTACTATTATTAACCTTAATTCTTATAATGGAACTTATAGAGGTACTCTAGTTAACGGTTCTGTTACTATAACAAGGTTATCATAATGCAAAGCATATACGGAGACTCAAAAGCCGTACTTAAAGATGGTATAGTATTAGATAGCGGTAGTAAAAGAGCTCTTACTATCAATATAAAAATTACTCAAGTAAGTAGTAATTATGCCTATGGTGTTTACCGTTATTACGGTTATTTAATTAAAGGTATATTCCCAGCCTCTCAAAGAGTATATCAAAATGGTATACTTTACCCTACCCAAACTATTCGTAATCTTGTAGCAAATGTTTTTGTTACAACTTCTGCACCAAGTAAAGTTTTTAGATTACTCCCACCTACCCTTGGCAATACCTATGTTTATATTACCAACCTTTTTAATAGAGGCAGTAATTTACTCTTCCCAGTTAGAATCCAACAACGTTCGGTCAGTGCTTCAAATATTAGTGTAGCTGCTCCCGTACAAAAAACTACAAGTAAAGTAATTACAGCAATACAAGGGTATGCAAGTAGTGCCCTAGAAGGTATTCAGAGATATATTGGTAACTTTCAATTAGTTGGAGAACAAATATCTAATTCATTTAAAGGTGGATTGGAATACTACTACCCTACAATACAAACCGGACTTAACAGAACAGTTTATGCTTCCCAAATTGGAGCGGCCGGTATAAGAAGATTAAAATCATTTTTTATCTTTTCACAACAAACTTCTGGAAGTATTGCACTTGAAGGTATTGGACGTAACTGGACTCTTGGTAACCAAATTTCTGCTGCCTTTAAAGGTGGAACTGCTTACTATATAGTTCCTATTATTTATACACTTTATAAGTTAATAAATGCTGTAAATGTTGGTGCAGCTAGTGTACAAAAGACTAGAACTGCATTTATTAAAGTCCTTCAAACTTCAGCAAGTATTGCACTAGATGGGGTTACTAGAGCTAACTTTAATCTTGGTGTATATATCACCAATGCTTTTAACCGTGGCTCAGCATACCTTCCTTCTCCACAACCACCAATTTCACTTCCTAAGTCTGCTATTGCCTCTGTTATTGGTGCAGCTAGAACTTCTAAAGCAATAAGTAAAAATGTAACTATAGTTAGAGTTAACACTTCTTACTTTATTGAAAATATTAATAGAGTAGTTAAGTATACCGGTCGCCAAATCTCCCAAGCATTATTTGGTGGTGAAACACTATTCCCATCACAAAGAACTTTAAATAGAACAGCAGTTGCATCCTTTACTGGAACTATTTATGTAAAAGCTTCATTTATCAAACTACCAAAATTAATTTCAGTTGTACAAGTTAGTGCTCAAAGTTTACAATACTTAAGAATTAAAAAAGTTCAAGCTTTACTTACAAATACTGCTTTTGCTTTAAGACCACCAATTGTTAGAGTTAGGCTTATAAATGCAGTTCAAGTTAATATAAGTAGGGCTGTTAAGTTAGTTTTTAAAGGTAAGTTTGCTTCTGTCACTCAATTTAATAGTGCTAGTCTTATAAGAACTACTTTCAGAAGTAGAAACTACAATGCAACTCAAGTTGGTGTTGGTGTAATACACTATATTAGAGGAAGAAATATAAAAGCTGTTTCTACTAATGCAGCTAAGTCTCTTAAAAGTATAAGTAAATTAATTCGTGTTTCAAAAACTAATACTTCTTATGCTATTAAAGTATTCAACCCAGTTAAAAGAATTTCAGTAACACAAATAAGAAGTTCTTACTTTATTAAAGTACACAATCCAATTCGTGCAGTTAAAGTTACCTTAATTAATACTGCTAGTGTATTTAAACAAAGAACAGATTTCAGAAATATAACAGTTACTTTATTCAATATTGCTAAACCTCGTTATTCTAGAAATAAGATGATATATTCTACTACTTTAAGTAGTTCTAAGCTTCGTACAGTTAGAACAAAGAATATTTATGCTTCATTAAATAATATTGCTAAAGTTTCTACAACAAGAGTTAAAACTGTTAGAGCAACATTAATTAATATAGCACCACCTAGATATATTACTAGGGGTAAAGCAGTTTCTCCTGCAACATCAATTAATATAACTAAAAATTATAGACGTAAAGCACTTCTTAGATTCCCAACCGCTGTAGAAGTTTTCTATTTTGGTGATTTCAGAAACTTTCAAAAAGATACCGGTAAGGCTGTAATTTTATATTCTGCTAAAGTTTTAAAAAGTTCTCAGTTTTTTAGAAAAGTATCAGTTACTAGAATAAACACAGCCTCATTGCTTAGAATTGCAAACAGAGTACGTAAAGCTCAAGCCACTTTAGTTAATTCAAGTAGATCTATTACTGTAAGAATTAGAAATATTAGAGTTACTCAACTTAATATTCCAAGAATATATAAAGTTCAACTTAAAAATATAAAGGTACTTAATGTTAATTCTTCTTTCTTAAGAAGAAATCAACTTAAAGTTATTAGAGCAACAAATATTTCTATACCTAGAATTACAACTACTCGCAGTAAAAAAGTTAGGGTATTACAAACTAATGTTTCTAGGTTTAGTGTAGTTAAAGTTCGTAGAGTATTTTCTGCAGTACAAGTTAATAGTTCTAAAGTTCAGTATGTTAGAAGTCGTAACATTAGAGCAACTCAAGTTAGAACTTCTATAAATACTAATACTAAACATCGTGTAAGATATGTTAAAGCTCTACTAACTAACACTTCTTACTTTATGAGAATTAGACATTACAACCGAAAGGCAACCGCTAATCAAGTTGTTGGTGCAACTGTTACTAGAACTCACCAATACCGTAGAAATGTTAAAGTTACTACTTCTTACTCTATTGGTACTAATCGTAGTGTTAACTATATTAGAAAAGCTAAAGCAACTTCTGTAGGTTCAATTACTTCTAGAAAATATCTTGGAAAACACTTAGGTATTCAAGTAGAAGCCATTTACCGCATGGCTCAAAATATTATTACTAAGCTTAACATTCCAGTAATAAGTAATATTTCTAGGAAGCAAGGAATTACAACTAAGATTAACATTCCGGTTATTTCTAGAGCATCTAATCAACAACTTAATATTAGTGACCAATGGACCACACCTAATAATGGTGAATCTGTACCTGGAGACGGACCTGTTATCTATGATGAAGGCCCAGTAGATTATTCAGAAACCAATGATGAACTGGGTTTTGATACTATTCCTGAACCCAAGTAAAATGTACTAGAACTAAAAACTCATTTAAGGAACATAGGAGATATTATGACTGATGTAAGACAAACAATTGTAGATTGGGCCAAGTGGTCAGCTGCAAACCACGCAAAATTTAATTACACTGAAGGTCCTTTACGCATGACCAATATTGGAAGGCCTGGTGCATTACCAGTAAATTCTGATTGTTCTGCTTTTGTAACTCTTTGCTATAACTGGGCCGGTGCACCAGATCCAAATGGTCAAAGTTACAACCACACAGGATACACAGGAACACTACTTTCTCATGGTAAAAAGATTGCACTTAAGGATGTTCTTCCTGGAGATGTTATTGTTTATGGTCCTGGGACCGGTGAACACACTGCTCTAATTGTAGATGTAACAGGTCCTAATGCAACCAATCCATTGACTATTTCAATGGGACAACAAGGTGACCCATCTTATGTTCACGTTAACCAAGATGGCCGTAAGCCTCAAACTTATCTTCGTTTTAACACTAGTGCTATTAACGCACATTCTTCACACACTCCACAAACAAAGTAGGACTAAATGGCTGGCCCTTACGGACAAAGACTTCGTTATAATTTTATAACAGGAACCATTAGTGGTATTAGTGCTGGTAATGTTATTACCTTTTCAACAACTGGGGCACTAGGACCAAGCATAATTACTAGTGGTACAAATTACTTACCACTAACAATTAACCCTGCCACCTATGGTAGTACAGCCGCAAGTGAAATTGTTTATGTTTTTAGTTACACTGGTGGTAGTACAGCAACTTGTGCCCGTGCTCAAGAAGGTACTGCTAATGGTGGTAGTTGGGCAAATGGTACAGTATATGCTCACGGTGCAACACCACAAGACTTTGGTCTAACCAATATGGTTGCAAATGGTGACATGCCTACTCCTATGGGTGATATGTACATGTTAGTATCAAGTGGTACAGCAAGTCCATCAACTACAACTGCAGTATGGAGTATGTACACCCCTGGTACTATGCTTTCAGGTTTCCTTACTGGCCCTGGAGTTACCATAAGTGGTAAACAAATTACCAGTAACATTCCAGCAGCTCAAGTTAGTGGGGTACTAGGAACTACTTATGGTGTTCAAGTACCTGCAACAACCCTTTCAGGAAACGCAACTACTAGTTTTCAAGTTCCCGGTAGTCAAGTATTTGGACCACTTTCTGCAAGTGGTGTAACTGGTGCACTTAACCAAGCTACAATTTCTGGTAATGCAATAACAGGAACTATTTCAGGTTCTCAAATTACAGGTATACTTAGTGGTGGGGTAGTAATTCCTGCAAGTACAGTTTCTGGAACACTTAATGGTCCTAACATTGCACTTTCAGTTGCCAATGTTACTTATGGATTAACTACAGTTACAGGGACAACTTACACAGTTCAATTGACTGATGCCGCAAACATTATTCAAATGCAAAATACTGCAACTGCAACTGTTACATTACCAACAGGTATTTTTGCTACTGGTCAACAAACAAGTATACTTCGTCAAAATACCGGGGCAGTTCTTTTCACTAGTTCAGGAACATTAATTTCTACAGGTGCAACTGCATCAAGTCCTGCAATGAGAGCTCAATATTCAGTTGCTACAGCAATTTATTTAGGAACCAACACTTGGTTGGTAACCGGAGATGTTGCCTAGTCATGATTCCTGGGGTAATTGCATCTTCTTGGCGACTTACTGGTCCCTTAGCAATAATTACCAGTAATGTAACTACAAGACTTTACACTGGGAAAACTATAAATTTTGGTTATGTAAGTGCTACAGGTGGTAGTACAGTTTATAGTTTTAGTTCTACAGCACTCCCCACAGGATTAACACTTAATGCAAGTACAGGTTACCTTTCTGGTAATATAACAGCAGCAACTGGTAGTTATACAGTTACTTTTACTGTAACAGATATCAGTACAAGTTTTACTAAACAAGGTTCTGTTACATTTACAGTTACAACAGCACTTGCACTTTCTACCGCAAGTCTTAATACTTCAGGTTCTATAGGAACTCCATATAGTAGTTCTATTACAGCAACAGGTGGTGCAGGAAGTTATGTGTATTCAGTTAATTCTGGTAGTTTACCTAATGGACTTACTTTAAATACTAGTACAGGTGCAATAACAGGAACCCCAACTACAGGTGGAACAAGCACTGTAACCTTTAAAGTAGTTGATGCAGACAGTAACCAAGTTACATCTAGTTCGGTTACTTTCTCAATTACTGTAACATTAACTGTAAGTGACAGTGATGGTTCAGGAACTATTGTTAAAACTGATGGTGCCAGTATGGGAACCATTAGTGCAACTGGTGGAACTGGTCCTTACACTTATTCCTATGCTGGTAATTTGCCTACAGGAACTAGTTTTGGAGCATCTTACCCAAGTTATGGAAGTAGTGGTTCTATTACAGGAACTGTTGCAACTGCTGGTGCAGGTGGTACATTTACAGTTACTTTTTATGCCAAAGATTCACTTGGTAACACAGGGCAAACTACTGTTACATATTCTGTTACAGGTGTTGCTCCAAATGCAGTTACAGGACTTACTGCCACTGTAACAAACTCTACTACTGTTGCTTTAAGTTGGAGTCTACCTACAGGTGGAGGTCCAATTAATAGTATTAGTATATCTAGTACACCTTCTATATCATTGAGTTACAGTACTACAAGTACTTCAACAAGTGCAAGTGTAACTGGAAGTTTTGTTCCAGGGACTTCTTATACCTTTACTGTTACTACTACTAATGGTACAGGTTCTGCAAATGCTACAAGTAATAATGTAACTCCAGCAGCTACAACACTTACTGTTAACTATATTGTAGTGGGTGGTGGAGGTGGTGGTGGTTGGTATACAGGTGGTGGAGCAGGTCAAGTTGTAACTGGTTCAACTTCTGTTACTCTTGGAAATGCCATCTCTATTAGTACGGGTGCTGGTGGAACTTATATTGGCGGACAAAATGGCGGTAATGCAGGCTCTGCAACAGTAGTTACTGGCGGTATAGTTTCCACTGCAGGTGGTGGTAATGGTGGAGCTTCTGGATCACCAGGCACTGGTAATAAAGGCTCTGGTGGTAGCAGCGGTAATGGTTATAGTGGTGGAGCAGGAGCTAGTTATCGAGGCGGTGGAGGTGCTGGTGCTGCTGGCAATGGTGCAGCTGGTACAGGTACTACTACGGGGAATAGTATTGGTGGTAATGGTGGGGCATACTGGGGAAGTATTTACATTTCTTTTGCAGGTGGAGGAACTTATTTGCCAATTGGTTATGGTGGTGAAGGTCACGGTACAGCCGCTAACGGTAATGGTAATGGCAATAATGGTGGTTCTTATGGTGGTGGAGGTGCTTGGGAACAACAAGGCAGTGGTGGTATGGTAGCATTCTGGTGGTCATCAAGTAATTACCCAGGAACTCCAAGTACTACTGGTGTAGAATTTGCTGGAACAGATGCTTCAGGAAATGTTATTTATATATGGGGTTCTGGTAGTACCGGTGGTAGCAGTGGGACAATTACTTTTTAAGGATAAAATATGAGACCAAGACCCGTACCTCAATATGCAATTGAACCAGTTGGAATTATGATTTATTCTAACGGTGTACTTATTGACCCTGATAACGATATTGTCACACTTACAATGGTAAATACAGACAATAATACAACTGTTATTCCTAGCGGTACACTTGCCACCCGTGAAAGTGTTGGTCAATATCAGTATACACTTACAAGTTCAGAATCTAGTATTCAAGGAAATTACCAAGTAAATTGGTATTACACTGTTAGTGGTAGTGGAAGACAATATCAAGATAATTTGGTGATAACTGACCAAATGCCTTATTTCCAAAATTTAACTTACGACCAAAGACAAATAGCCATAGGCATTGCTCACAGAATTGACAAGAGTTTTGACTCAACTCAAGGTGGGCCTTACTTGCAAGAACTTCAACAAAGTGGTTTTAACTTGTTTGAAGAAGTAGCATACATCATGAGTACAGAAGCACTTGACTATTGCAACTTTGAATTCCAACCAATTTTTACACCAGCTTATGAAGTTGGGAATAATGCAATGGCACCATGGCCTTCAACTTACATGGGTGTTCTTGCAACTCAAACATATGCAAACTTCTTAAAGCACATTGCTCGTAACTACATTGAACAACCAACACCTGAAGGTATGACAGCGGCTTGGATGAATCGCCGTGACTACTATCAACGTTGGTGGCAACTTTATGAATTTGAAAAAGAAATTGCAGATAAGCAACTTCGCCAAATGAAGCGTCAATACATGGTTGGTTCTAAGAGAAGTCTTTTGGTTGCTGGTGGACTTATTCCACGTATGTTTACCAATCCAGCACGTCCTCACTACATGTATGCCTCAGTTAACGCTGGTGGTATTTAATGTCTAATGTCCCTAATGACATTCCAAATACTTGGGGACTTGGTATTGACCCACAACCTTTGCCGGTACAACCTGCACCTGAACCTTTTGGTCAACTTCCTTACCAACAAGAAAGTCCTTTACTAGTAGTAAAGCAAAGAGACCTTTGGGCAGAAATTGACCAACAAAGATTTCATGATGAAACTTTGCAATGGTTTGGCGAAGAGTGCATTGTTAGATTACTTTGGCGTGCAGAAGATGCAGCCGCTGGATTAGTTACTTACTGCCAGACATGCCAAGTAACTCCAAACCCAACACAACCTAATGCCAATGTTAAAGCAAGAGCAAGTGCTGTTTACAGACAAAGTGGTAACAGTTATTGCCCTGATTGTTATGGTACTACATTTACAGGTGGTTTTCAACCTATTGCCTATCACCTTTACATGTTAGCATCTGATACACCTGATATTCGTAGAAGTATGCAAGTTGGTCAATTCTGGCAACAGAATCCATCTGTTCAATTCTCATGGTATCCACAAATTCGCCAAGGTGATTTGGTTGTTAGAGTTGAAAATTGGAACGGTAATGTCCCAACTTTTACTTCACAGAGATTTCAAGTAAATAATGTTAATCCAGTTACTATTCGTACAGGTCCTGGTCCAAGTTCTCAATACCCTTATAGAGTTGGTACTACACAACCTTTTCAGAATACAAATAAAATTGTAAATCAAACTTGTACACTAGAAGCATTACCACCTGACAGTCCTTACTATTCGGTACCAGTTATATGAAATTACCTGAAAGAGTCACTTACCAAATTTCAAGAAGAGCATTGGAGATTGCCTATGACAATGCGCCTAAGGATACAGGTTCAGGAGCATCTAGACTTCAAGCAATAAATGCAGAAGGAATGGTTGGTATAAAAGCTCCTGACTACATGGTGGTTCAAAATTTTGGTGCAAAACCAAGAGTAATGTGGGAACTTTCAGGTAAGGTAATTCCAATTAGGTTACCTTCTGGCCAAATAATTTTTAGGACTGCTACTGCTAGTAATATTGGTAAAACTAAAATAGTTTCTCGTGATGAAAAGGGAAGAATTATTAGTACCAAAATTAGTTGGAGGTACCCAGGACTTAAAGGTAGCCACTTCATTGATAATGCTCTTAAACAAGCATTTAATGAATGGGCAAGAGCTTCATCAGGTGCAGGAGCTATTTCAATGTTAGAAGAGAGCGAAGTCCGTTTTCTTATAGAGACTATAAAAGAGTTACGCTAATGCTTATTACAGGTGTAAAAATTGCAATAGTAGAAGCACTTGTTGCCGGATTTAATGCAATAAATCCTGCCCCATCAGGTCGTCAAGTTGGTATACCAAGTTCTTCAACTTTAGACCTAACACCAAACTCAGTAACAATTGAGTATCCAAAAGAGATGGCTCACTGGCCTGCAATCTTTGTCCAGTTCAGGCCTTCTAAGACTCAGTGGAGTGGTCTTTACCCAGACACTTACACTTTACCAAGTGGCCAGTATATCTATGGTGCTCAAGCCGCACTTATGGATAGAACAGGTTACTTTGAAGGGTCAATTGACCTTCAAGTTCTTGCTTTAACTTCTGAAGAAAGAGACCAATTATGGGATACTTTGTATAATTTGGTCTTAATGAACCCTGGAAACCCAGGAAGTAATGCATTTTATCAAAGTTTAGCAAACAATAATCTTGTAGGGATGACAATTCTTCAAGGAACAGTTCAGACACTAGGAGACACAGTTTCTCCTGGAACACCCTGGAGTCCTGAAGAATTTAGTTATGAATCCTCTGTAAGAATCCAATGTGTAGGTGACTTCTATGAAAGCAAGTTTGATGTTCTAACACCTACCCTACAAACCGTAGTATTAAGTGGAACACTTTCTTATCAATTTGAAGCTTAACATTGTAAAAATAAAAAGATGTCATACTTAGTACCTGTAAGGAGAATTCTCTATGGCCGTTAACAACTATCAGAACCCAGGGGTTTATGTAAGTCAGGTTACCAACCCGTCACTTACTACAGCCAACCCCCAATCACTTAACATTTGCTTCCTTGCAAATGCTAGTGGCAATAACCCAGTTGCTCCTCAGACCGACCGTTTTCTTGTAACTTCCGGAACTTCAGCCCCTATGAGTTTTGCATTAACTCAAAGCGGTGTAGTAACTTCTAGTGTTGTAGTAACTAACAATACAACCGGAGCAACATTAACACTTGGTACTGACTATGCATTAACTACTGTTAATAATACTACTACACTTACTACAATTACAGGTGGATCAGGAATTGCTGGTGTTGGTGCAAATGGTTGGATTGCAACTAACTATAACTACACAACAGCAGTTCCAGGTCAAACCTATACTTTCTATAACTTTAATAGTGTTCAAAATACTTTTGGTCCTGCTTTCAGTTATAACAATAATGGTACAGTAACTGTAAACAGCCCTGCATCTTTTGCTTCTTGGCTTGCCTTCCAGAATGGTGCTCAAGTTGTAAGTTGTCAAAACATTATTAGTGCTAGCGGTAATACTGGTACTGAGCAAGACTTCCTAAACGCAGTTCAAGGACTTGTAAAAGTTCCTGGAATTAACGTTATTGTTCCACTTAAGTATGACACAACTTACAACCCAGGTGGTAGTGGTGCTGGAACATTGTTTGGTGGACTTAACAATTTCTTGACCGCTCAAGCAACCAACGGTGTTTATCAAAGAGCATTTGTTGGTATGGATTCCACAGTTAGTGGTACAAACCTAATCAACACAGTTTCAAAGATTGCAACTGCTATTGGTTCTAATGGTTCTGGTTCAAGAATGACTTTAGCAGTTCCACAACAAGTTAATGTTAACCCAGGACTTAACTCAGTTACTGGTATCAGTACTAGTTATGTAACTGTTGATGGTATTTACTTGGCAGCTGCACTTGCTGGTTTATTCACAGGTCAGGCAGATGTTTATGTTCCAATTACTCACAAGAATGTAAATGCAATTCAAAGTATTCCTAACCAAATTTCTGCAAGTGACAGTACTACAATTCAGAGTTTTGGTGGTACAGTTGTTAGACAACGTGCAAATGGTACACTTTATGTACGTCATGGTTTGACACTAAATACTACAAACTGGTTGACCCAAGAACTTTCAATTCAAGCAATTGGTGACAGACTGAGTAATAACATTGCTCAAACTCTCAATAACTCAACACTTATTGGTAGTCCACTAACAAACAATACACTAGCAAGTTTGCAAAGTACAGTCTTGGCAACTTTGATGAGAGCAGTTAATACTAATCTTATTCAGAGTTACCAAAACCTGACTTATGCTACAAACCCAGCTAATCCTACAAATGTAGTTGTTAGTTTCCAATACTCACCAACAATTCCACTGAACTACGTTAATGTTAACCTATCTGTCAATGTTCAAACAGGGTCTATTACTTCTGTAAGTAACGTTGGTAGTACATACGTAGGCTAGAAAGAAAGTAACTTATGGCAACCTCAAAGTTTCGCGTAGGTGGTGGTTATACCTCCATCAACTTTAATGGACAACCTCTACTATATGTAGATGTTATTAGAGAGACAGCACCACGCCCTGTCGCTCAAGCACAATCTATTCAACCAATGGACAGTGCTTATCCAATTGAAATTGCTTTTCCGGCAGCACTAGAAGCCGGTAATCTTGATATTACATTCCGTGAACAATGGGATGCAGAAGTCTGGGCATATCTACCTGGAGCTGGTTTTCAAAATGCCAGTGACTTGTTGGATGTTTTCAGGGCACAGTTAACAGGAAGTGCATTAGGCAACGACTGGACTGTGACAAAAGTAATCACAAACCCAAACGGTAATCACAGAACGATTACTTACATGGGTATTGTGGTAGTTAATGTTATGGTAGACGAAGTTGTAAATATCGGATCTATGACATTCCCGAAGAGCGTTCAGATGATGTATCTCCGTCGTCAAGAATCCCAAAATGTAAACAACTCTTCAGCTTTGACCTACCCAGGTCAACAGGTTCTCTAATTCTTAGAAAGGAATATTAAAATGCCTGCCCGTTCAGTAGTAATTCAATTGCAGCCTGGAGTACAACAAGCTATCCTTCCGGACCACCGTAAGATGCTTCCAGGAATCCAATATGTAATCGACTGGGAAACCTTCGACAAGCTTTCGCTAGGTGCCCGTCAAAATGTTATTCAAGTTGTAACCGTTAATAATGACGCTACAACTGCAAGTGGTTCATATGTACTTGCTCAGTCTTCAACAGGTGTTAACGCACAGTTGAGCCTTAGTACTGTACTTACAACCGTAAGCACCACACCAACCACTTACACTCTTGCTGGTTTTGCAAGTCAGGGTTATGATGCAGGTGGAACACAAGGTACCAACGTTGGTGTTAGTCCAAACTATACTGGTAATGCTTCTAACCAAGCACTTACTGGTCCTGCCGGTGAGCGTTACCTATATGTTTACAATGCTAACGCTACTATTACAAGTGGTCAAGTAACTGTATGGCAAGACGAAGTATCTCGCTTTGCTACCAACGGCCGTCCTACCTACCAAGTATTTGTTGATGGACAAGGTACACAGTACGTAGCTTCTAGTGATGACACTAACGTTAACCCAACAGTTGTAGGTACAAAGGCCGGCCGCTTTGCTGGTGTTGCTCTTGTTACTATTCCTAGTGGTAACTACGGTTGGATCCAATCAGAAGGTTTCTGCCCATACGTTTCAGCTAGTGGTAACTTTGCTGCTGGTGCTACACTTGCCGTTGGTGGTACTGGTGTTGCTAACTCACAAGCTAGTGGTGCAACTGTTGTTAATGGTGTTACCGTTTCAGGTAGTGCACTTTCAAACAACGTATTTGGTACAGCACTTGCTTCACTTAGTGGAACTGGTTTCATTAGTGCAGACATCCGTTCAGTATCTAAGGTCAAGAAGCCTTACAACCGTTTCCTTAATAAGAACTAATTAATCATCTATAATTATTGGTAGGTAGTTACCCTTGACCAAGGAGTAGAGATGAAACGAAACGAACAAAGCAGCGTAAACCCTTTAGGTGCAGAAGTTTTTCCAGAAGAGTGGAAAGAACCTTTTGAAGGACTTCTGTACCTAGGGTACTTGCACAAAGAAATTAAGAAAATCCCATTTCACACTTTTGTAGTAAGAACTCTAACGGTAAATGAAAAGCTAGAAATTACACTAGCAACCAAGGATTATCAAGACACAGTAGGATACGGTAGAGCTTACCGAGCAGCAGTTGTTGCCGCAGGTCTTGAGAGTGTAGATGGTAGGGAGTTAATTCCTTCTGTAAAGGGAACTAACACCTTTAGACAGAAGTTTGAGTACGTCATCAACAGTTGGTATGACGGAGTAATTGATGTTCTGTTCGCAGAAATTGACGAACTAGAAGGTCAGGTATTTAAGGTACTTCAAGAGATTGGAATTCTTCCTAAGGATTCTACAGTCACCCCTATCTTTAAAGATGAAGAAGAGATCAGTGATACCCCAAAAGGTGGGAAGTAGATCAGTATCTTCAGTATCACATTGAGATGGCCCTTGAAAGAGGGTTCTTTAACAAAGAAGTCTTAAGTGAAGTACAAGAAAAACTACTATTAATTTCTCTTATCTTAAAGAAGAGAAAAAACCAAGAACTTGAAGAGTCAAAGTTTGAACAACAACTCTTAATTCACCGCCCAGAAGCTTACAAAGAATATAAGAGGGCGAAAGAAGACCAACTTGAAGAGAATCTTGGTTACTCAGAAATTGTCTGGAAAACTCCAGAAACAGTTGAAGAGGCACAAGAAGTTCTTTCCGCAATTTCTAATGCTCACAAAGATCTTGAAAAAGATGAAGACTTTGAAAGAGACTTGGAACTCCTACAACAATTCCACGGTATAGATGTCTCCCAACTAGGAGAAGAAGAATAGGATAAAAATGGCAGACAATATTATGGGTGGGTACGGCTCATCAGATATTACAGCCAATATTGAACTCAATCTTAATAATATTGACCGTTCTACCCAAGATGCCGCTGCACTTGCTAGTCAATTAAAAGACTGGGGTTCAAGTATTGAAGCCGCAACTAAACAACTTCAAGACTATAATACTGCCCAGGGAGAAATGCTTGAAACTGCAGGGCAACTTGCAGAAACACAAGAAAGAATCCTAGAAGCCGCTAGGCAACTTAAAGAACTTTCAGCCTCATCAAATGTTAACTTCAGAGACATGGCACAAAATGCCCATGAAATTAACAGAGCAATTTCTGGTCTAAGTGGTGGTGGTGAAGGGTATACTCCAGGTGTTTCAAGTACAACACCTGCTAGTGTAGTTGATGGTGGTGGTGCAAATGTTGGCTATGGTATGCCTGGTGCACCTGAAGCAACTGCTGCCGATTTTGGTATGTCGGGAGGGGGTAGTTTACTAGACAACTTGGTAACTGCCACTATGATGGGTAATACTGGTGGTGGAAAAGGTAGAAGAGGTAGTGGTAGAGCCAATGCTCCAGTAAGTACAAAAGGTATTTTAAGCCATGAAGAAATGCAAACTTCATATGGTGAGTCAATGGCTAAAAAAATGCTGGGTATTAATTATTGGATGCCTGGTGGTAAAGTAGCTGCTCTTGGTAGATACATTGATAGACTTTCAGGTGGTAGGGTAACTGAAGGATTAGGTGGTATGGTAAGTAGGCACCCACGTATTTTTGGTACCCCAGGTTCTGAGTTTGGTGGTCCAGGTTCTGGTGCTTTTACACAAGCTATGATGGAACAAGGTATTGGTCCAATGACTGCCGAACAAGCAGCCATGCTTCCTGAAAGTGTTGCTGCTAGTGTTATGCCAGAAATTGGAGGGGCTGCTATAGCTGCTGAAGCTGCAGGTGGTCTTGGAGTAGCTGGTAGTGCAGGTTTGCTAGGAGCACTTGGTAGTGCAGCAACTGCTCTTGCACCAGTTGCAGCTGCTGGTTATTTAGGTATGCAAGCTTACAATGCTTATGCTGCCTATGACCGACAAGGTCAAGTTCTTGGTAGTTTAACTGGTGAAAATAATGCTGGTAAAATGGTTGGTATGGAAACCAACGATTTTTTTAATACACTATTTAATCCACGTCTAAGTTATGGTGCTGCTAAAGAAATTCAAATGACTGGACTTTCTGCTGGTTTTCAAGGAGATGTAAACGGTTTATTTAATGGTGGTACAGGTCCAAATGCAGGGTTACTTGGCCAATACACAGGGTTTGCTAGTGGTGCATATCAACAATATGGTATGAGCCCACAAGAGAGTTTGCAAATGTTTAACTCTTCAGTAATTGCTGCCGGTGCTACTGTTCAACAATTAACTACTGCATTAAATGGACTAGCTAATACTAGTGCTACCACAGGTGCTAGTTTTTCTCAATTAAGAGCTAATTTTATTTATTCTACAAATCTACTTGGTGGTCTTGGTTTTCAAGGTGCTATGGCAACAGACCTTGCTGCTGGTATTTCTCTTGCTAATGTAGGAAATTCACAAGCAAATACTTATCTTAGACAACAAGATATTGGTGGTACAGGTATGATGCTTGAAACCATGCCAGGCCTTGCACTTACAGCACAAGCCGCTGGTATGTCATTTACACAAGCATTTTCTCAAATGGGTACACAAAGTGGTGCAGCAGCACTTGCTGGTGCAACCAATACTGCAGTTTTAAATGTTATTAAGAACAGTCTTGGAATTTATCCTGGAATGCCAGGCCTTCAAGCTGCAATTGATAATAACCTATATCAAATTTATGTAATTCTTTCATCACTTATGCCAATGGGTCCTGATGGTAAGGGTGCTCAATGGACACCGCAAGCTGCAAGAGATTGGATAACTAAAGCAATGACAAATGGTGGTAGTGGAGAGAGTATATCTGGTGCAAGTGCTCAAAGTATTACAAAATTGTATAATCAATTAACAGGCGGTAAAACAGGTGAAACAGGTATTACTAATTCAATTAGTGCAATAGCTGGAAAACTTGGAGCATCTGCTAATCTTTCAAAAACTGGTCTTACAGCAGAAGTAAATGTTGGTGGCAATTGGGAAACTCTTGGTTCTATACAATACGATAGTGCAAAGCAACAACAGCAAATATTCCAAGATATGCTTTCAGGTAAAGATAAACTTCGTACCATCCAATGGGGCCCACTTGGTCAAAAGCAATATGGTTCTTCTAAGTCTGTAGGAGATCTTTTTGGTGTTACAGCACTTCAAGGGATTAATAATGGTACATTAACTCAAAATCAAATGCAAATTGAACTTGGTCCAAGGGCAGCCGCTTTGTTTGAGTTAATTAATAATCCACAAAAACTTACCAATGCACAACTTAAAATGCTTGCAGGCATGGGATTAGATGTCAATACTAGACAAAATACCGGTTGGATGCCATAATGACAAGTGTTGCTACCCTTACTTTAGGAAATACTCAAACAATAGCACTTCCATATAATCCTAATAATGTTATGTGGAACTATATTTTGAACAAACAAATAATTGATACTTACGGTGGTCGTGTAGTTCAAATACTTTCTGTTGCAACTCAACAAATGAACTTTTCTGGAGATGCAGGCAGTAGGCCTAAATTAATGTATTTGTTTTCTCAATTAAAGCAAATGCAAACTAATCAAATTCAATCAAAAGCAGCCGCCACACTTGTAATTCCTGCAAGTTTTGCTGAAAATGGAACTATTACTCAAAGTGTCTATATTGAAACAATTAACTTGGGAATTGATTATACAACTGTAACTCATCCTTATCAAATTGCTTTTCAAATAGAAGACAATAATGTTACCGACCAATTGATAACAAAAACTTTAAAAGAAGTAGGCAATATTTTTAATTATTCTGCAGGTGTTGGTAATACTATAACAGGCCAACTAAACTTAGTTTATCAAGGACTTGATTCAGTAAACCAACTGAGTGTTGCACAACTTGCTAACTCTTTTGCCGCAACTTCCAGTGATGCAAAAACAATTATAAATACCCCTAATGTAGGGTCAAGTTACAACGTATAATATGGCAGATTCAAAACCTATCAGTGATTGCTTAGTTTCAAAACCAATTTACTATCCAGATGAAGAAATTATTACTTGGAACGGTTTTGCATGGAGTAATAGTAAGGGTATCATTCTTCAAAGTCAAAACCCAAACCCTGCTTCTTCTTTTAATGATTGGTTGGGAAATCAACAATGACAAATGCAGCTAATAATTATTTAAATAGAGGTGGTAATTCTAATATTGTCCTTTCAACAGGTTCTGATATTAAAGGAAATTTAATTACAACTACTTATGATTTATGGATTACTAACTTTTCTACATCTGCACAAACTCAATTTGCTAGTGCTCAGACACACCAATCAATTGTTTGGGTTCCAATTCGTAGATCTGAAATGATGATTAGTTTTGGTATTGACTGGCCATTACAAGTAACTGGAAATACAACCGCTGGTAAATATGATTACAACGGTTTTCAAGCAATGCAACAATTCCATAATGATTTAAGGGCACATCAAAAGTTGAGCGCAACAACTTCTGTTAGTCCTCCACCTATGAATTTTACTTATTTCAATAATTACTACCCTGTTGATGCAGCTGCAAATACTACCAACCTTGACATAACTTCTAGACCAGGTTCTACTTATTCAACTGCTAAAGCAAATAGTTTGGTTAATAATAATCTTTCAAGGATTATTGATTATACCCAACTTACAAATACTGCAACAGGTCCAGATTATAAAGCAAGTAATCCTGTTCAAAGCAATTTGCAATTACAACCATTACAATATCAAGGATGGATTTTACAAGTTGCTAAAGAATATGACCGTTTTAAAGCAGTTTATTCTGTTCAATATGTAATGAATGTATTAACTCCTCAAAATGGTAATAATGATATTCCTTCAAGTATTGTAGTTAAAGGTAACTTGTCACAACTTAGACCAACCGCTAATACTGTCCTTCAACAAGGTCAAAATTGGACCAGGGTAAATATAACCATGGGTAATGGAATCAATATAGATGGGATTCCAGGATGACGGCTTCAAAAACTACAGGAACTTATTTTTATTCACCAGATATAAAAATTTTTGTAAAGAGTTCTTCAAAGAAAGACAAAGACGGTAATTTTGAAATTATAGATGTTTCAGAAGATATAACCAACTTTTCAATTACTAGACAAACAAATTCTACAAGTAATGCAAATTTTACTTTAGTAAATAAAGGGTGGAAGTACACACTTCCTCCTGAGTCTATAGCAAGTGGTCAAACATCACTCCCTATAGAAACAATGGACCAAGTAGTTATATATCTAAAAAGAGATACTTATCTACAATATTTTACAGGTTATATAACTAATGCTCCTATAATTACTTTAGTCCCTCAACCGGTAACTTTTGAGGCACAATGCACTATTTATAAAATTCAAAACAGTTTTTGGGATGTTAATAACCTTTCCTTCCAGTCATTAATGCCTGGTATGCTTATGGCCTCAACATCTGATGCTTCAAAATGGGGTGATGGTGGTGCAGCTCAAGGTATTGTTAATGTACTTTCTAATGTTGTAGGAATCCCATTGCCTAACATTCATGTTGCATCTATACCTTCAGGTTGGATAGCAAATGCTGCTCAAACATACAATTTTTTAATTAATACAAACACCCCTTATGTATCTCAAGACGGTGCTCAAACATTGATGCAAGCACTTGATGGTGCCGGAATTATTAGTGGTAATAACTTAATTGGTACCGGTATTAATAAAACAAATATTACTTATAGTGGTTTAGATCCTACCCAAATTCAAGCAGTTACAATTCCTAACGGTGTATCAACAAATGCTGTTATGGCACCGGGTACACTACTTAATGGTGCTCAAGGTGGTGCATTAGGATACACAATCCCTAACGGACCAACTGGTATTATTGCTCAAACTGTATCAGTTAAAGATGTTTGGGATTATTATTCAAATGGTAGTAATAAGCCTCAACCTGTTTCTGCTGATAGGCAAGATCCAGATTATTGGTGTGTAATTTCTTGGCCTTATTTTACTAGTAATATTGGTAATGCAGCTGAAGCGGCAAATTGGCTTGGTGGTCAAGGTTCTGGTTGGGATAATGGTAGACCTATACTTGTTACTAGTATTGCAAATGCTAAACAAGTTGTAGTTAAAGCAAGTATTGCAGGTAACACAGCAAACAATATTGTTCTTAGTAGAGCCGCATGGGAATACCTAGCAGGGACACCGGTTACCCAAAATGTTGGGAAGCATAAAACTTCTACTGGTACTTCTACTACTGGTGATTTTTATTTGTCAAATAATATCAGGGTAACCCTAGCATGGGCAGACCCTACAAAAGTTCATGAAGGTCCTCAGGATACTACAACCCTTGTTAGTCAACTTCAAAGTTACGGTTATTCATTAGGCGATACACTTGCTCAAGGTGGTACTACAACTAGTCAAACAGTTAACCAAGGTGGGCAACTTTCAACAACAACTACAAGTTCTACAGGTGATACTAATACTGTAGTTACAAAGAACACACCAAGTAGTGCAAACAACTCAGGTGGTCCTCCTCCTTGGAACAAAGCTCCAATATCCCCTTGGAGATATGACAATAGTACTTCTTGGGCTCACTTATGTTTACTATATGGTGGCTTCCCAAACACTGATAATAATGCCGCTCTCATTAATCTTTGGATTACACTAGAAAATGCTGATAACTGGGCTTGTTATTACAATCCTCTTGGTGATACAGATACTAGTTTAGGCTCTGCTGTAGGTAGAGGTGGTACACCAGGTGCTGCTTTTCAATCACTTGATGCTGCAGCTCAATGGTGGGGTTATAAAATGAATACCTCAATTTATTGGGCAATTGGTGCAGTATTTGATAGTAGGCCTAGATATTCTAATGGTACATACACTCCTACCAAAAAATATGATAGTAACAAAAAATTAATACCAGACATACCATTGCCTAGTGCTAATACACCTGGTGCACCAAAAGATTTAGGTAGTGCAATTAACATTTTTAAAACTGCAGTTCAAGCATGCCCTTGGGATGGTGGTCACTATCAACACAAAGCAGCAGGAACTTGGGGTGTAGGAAGCACTAATCCTAGGGCATACACAAATCCTGGTATTTGGGTTCCAACACCTTATGGTACATGGAAAGGTGGCCCTGCATCTACAGGAACTGTAAACAACCCAACAAATGGTAATCTTCCTACAACAGCTACCAATACTGGAACAAACTTTAATATAACTTTTCAACCACCACAGATTGACCAAAATACATTAGCACTTATTGGTACACCAAGAGCATTTGTTACAGACCAACCTGTACTTCAAAGTGTTGCAACAATGGTGCAAAGTAGTTTGAGGCAATTTCAAAGTGCTCCTAATGGTGACTTCTTAGCATGGTTCCCAGATTATTTTGGTCTTTACGGTCAAGCACCCTCACTAAGTGTCCATGATATAGAAATTATTGATTTTACTATTTACCATGATGACACTAAATTAGTAACTCACATTGCAGTTAGTGGTGACCAAGTAAACTTAGGAACAAGTGTTGGTTTAGTTGATTGGATGCAAAGTAACGGTATTATTTCTGTTCAAATACCAGAAATTATGGCAATATTATTTGGTTTTGCAACTGCAGATAGTCCCAATGCAACAACTACCGCACTAGATGCTCTTTACAAACAATTAGGAAGAAATTTTGCAAATAATTTTCTTGCTAGATACGGTATGAGGCCTCTTGTTCAAGAACAACCAATGATTCGTAGTCATGTCACAGAATTTATGTATGCCTGGCAATTGTTTATGCAAAGTTGGGCAAATCAATATTCTTCAACAATTAGACTTTCATTTATGCCTGAACTTTATCCTGGTATGAGGATTAGGCTTGAAGACCATGGTATTGAAGTCTACGTTCAAAGTGTTCAACATCAAGGTGATAGAGCAAGTGGTTTTTATACAATTGCAAATGTTACTTGTCCAGTTTATAGGAAAACATTAACAAGTAAACCTTCATTACTTCATTATGGTTTCCCACCACAAGTAGGTTAATTATGGTACTTAATGCTAATTCTACAGTTGTTACAACAAATAGACGAGTAACTATATTAAATGACCCTTATATAAACCCACTTAATAGTCTTCTTTGGACTACAGGGCAAGACAATAGAGGTTTTCAATATCAAATTGCATTGGATGTTTTGCCTGCCGGTGTAACTTCAGACATGATTAAACAAGGTCAAACTTGGTTTATTGAAAATACAACTACTGCATATAGATTAAGTCGTTATGTAGGCCAAATTAGTGTTAGTACAATTAACGGTGTTACTATTAGTGGTGTACCAACTTCTACTGGACAAATTCTCACTTCAACTAGTATAAGCGGTGCTATCTGGTCATCTTCAGTTTCAGTTAGTGGATTACCTGGTCCAACAATTAGTGGTTACATACTTGCTTTAAGTGGTACAACACCTACCTGGACTGCTCAATATCCTGTTGGTATTAGTGGTCAAGTATTAACTTTAAGTGGTACAGTCCCAACGCCTGTTTGGCAAACACCAAGTGCAGGTGCAGGTATTCCTGCCGGAACAGTTATTGATTTTGCAGGTCCTTCAGCAAATGTACCTACAGGTTATTTAATTTGTGATGGTGCAAGTTATAGTACAACAATTTACGCTACTCTATTTTCCGCAATTGCCTATACTTGGGGTGGTTCTGGTGCAAGTTTTAATGTTCCAGACTTAAGAGGTAAAGTTACAATTGGAGTTAGTGGAACAGCATATCCTCTTGCTGCACTTGGCGGAGAGTTTATGCACACACTCCAAAGTGGAGAAACTCCTCTCAATGTCCACACTCATACCTTTACAGTCCCAAGTTCTACAGGAACAACTAGTACAGGTACAAGTTCTAGTGTAAGTCTTAGTATCCCAGGTAGTACTTATAGTACAGGAACTGGTACCACAGGTTCAACTACTACTGTAGCGGCTGCTGGTACTATTGGTTCAGGAAGTACAGGAAGTGGTACTGCTAATATTAGTGCTAGTACAAGTGTAAGTATATCAGATCCTGGTCACACACATAGTGCTGGATCTTATGCTTTTATGGTATACAATACTGGTGGTGGTGGAAACCTTTATGGTAGCGGAACCCCTAGTAATCACTTTGGTACTGCTAACCCAACTCAATCTGCAACAACAGGTATTACTTCTAGTGCTACTACTTCTGCTAGTGACTCTGGTCACACCCACAGTCTATCTGGTGCAAGTTTTACTGTACCTTCACTCACTGTCAATAGTGCTTCTATACCTGCACTTTCTATTCCTGCAATGACTGTTGGTGGTAGTGTAGCTATTCCTGGTCTTAATTTTACAGTTCCTGCTCAAACCGGACTTAACACCAGTAACAACACCGCAATTACTAGTGTTTCAGGTCACAATAATATGCAGCCATATGCTGTAGTTTACAAGATTATCAAGACTTAATGTACTCAACATCTAAACTTAAGGAAGTAATATGAAAAGCATGCAAGTTTCCAATGGGGATCTTGTACTAGATAGTGGTGGAAGACTTCAATTTGTTGTAGGCTCTAACAAATTAGTCCAAGACTTAGCACTCTGGTTAGAAGAACAATACGGTATTGGCTATACTACACCAAACTTTGGTAGTACACTTTATTCAATGATTGGTGGGCCAATCACTTCTAGTACCTTATCTCAAGTTCAAGCAGAAATTCAAAGAATAATTTCACTTTATTCTGCCCAGCAACTTCAAAATCTTCAAAACCTTCAACAAAGTTCTCAATTAAGTTACTATAACAAGTCTGAAATTATTCAAAGTGTTGGAGACATAACTGTTCTACAAGGAACTGGTTTTATAAATGCTACTGTTGCTATTTCTACTTTAAATGGCCAACAATTTGCACTAAATCTATTAATCACACCAAACGGAATACAGGTTAACAATGGCTGATACAAATACTATATTAACTAGACTATTAACCTCACTTTCAGTTTCTGACCCAACTTGGGACACAACTGTAGGTAGTGCTACTTATAAGATTATGGAGTCAGTAGCACAAGAAATAGCAAATGCTACCAATAACTCAACTCTGCTTACTTATGGTTTGGATGTTACAAGTTATTTTGGTTCAGAACTTGACGCCTTTGTAAACATTTTTGGTATTACTAGACAACTTGGTACTCGTTCCATTGGTACTGCTGTTTTTAGCACAACAAGTCCTGCAGTACAAAACTATGATGTCCCGCTAGGCACCCAAGTTTCAGCAAACCTTAATCAATACTTTACCAATGTTGCTTTTACAACAACTAGCCCTGCAACTGTAGCAAGTGGTCAAACAAGTGTTAATGTTCCAATTATTTCAACACTTCCTGGTTCTTTCAATAACCTAGACCCAAATACCATAACTAAAATTACAAGTCCTTTGGTAGGTGTAACCACAGTAACTAATACTTACCCACTTTCAGGTGGTAGTGATACTGAAACTGATAGTCAACTTCAACAAAGATTCTTAAACACTGCTTTCTCTAACTTTGCAGGGACAATTTCTAAGTTTCAATCTATTGCTCAACAAAATCCTTCTGTCACTCAAACTAATATAGTTAATGCTCAACAAAATTATTCTGAAAATCTTCAAATTGGTACAGTAATTAGTGGTTCAGCAGCTTTTAATATTGGGTTGCAAACCCAAGCACAACTTATAGCAATATCTGGAAGTTTGGTTGCTTCAGGTTACTTGGGAACACTAGAACCAAATGTTTCTATACCAATTTCAAGTACCACTCCTGCTAGTATTTATACAGGAACTGTTACTTATGACGGAACGAACTATAACCTTTCAGGAACAGCACCTACTGCAAGTGGTTACTTAAACATTGCTTATGTCTATTCTGGTACTGCACCAACTACTTTAAATGGTACAAGTACTTTTGCAAACGTTGCAACTGCTATTAGTGGTCTACTAAATAGCATTTCTTTGAATTATCAAAATACAATTGGTATTACAGTAACTGGTACCAACGCTGTTGTATCAAGTGGTGTTACTGTAACTTTTAACCAAAACATTCCTTGGAATATTATAGTTACTAGTGGTTCAAATACTACCGCTGTTAATACTATCTATAGTAAGATTCCAGATTCACAATTTAGTTATCCGGCAGGTTATGAAGTTGTTGGTACTAACTTAAATTCACCTAATCAAACTATATTTACAAGAAATGTTGATTACACTTATTACCAAAATATTAGTGGAACTTGTGCTCCTAGAGTAACTTTCATACCAGGACCAAATAACTCTCCTGCAACTTATACCGGGGCGACTGTTCAACTTCAATCTACTTACACACCAATTAGTAGTAGAACAATTATTTCAGGTGGTCAAATACTAAACTCTAATTTTGTTGATATTTTTATTAATAGTACAAATACCCAAACCGCAACAGAACAAGTTGTAATGGTAACTAGTAATACAATTACTACAAGTGGTCTTGGTGGTTCTTACCAAGCAAATAATTTTGTTCAAGCAAATGGTTCTATGCCTACCGTTGGTGACTATTATATTAATTTTACCCAAGATCCAATTGCCAACTTTCCTAACCAAGTTGTTTCAGGGAATGTTCCAAGTTATATTACTTTTGGAAGTATAAGTTTCCCAATTGCAATTGACCCTGTAACTACAAATGGCACAACTTTAGTAGCATCTGGCCTCTCAGGTACAAATGTTCTTTATACTTCTACTTCAATCTCCGGATTGCAAGTAGGTTTGGTAATTAGTGGTACTTACGGGAACAATACAATTTCTGGAATTGGAACAGGAAACTATATTACTTCTTTGATTCCTGGTAACCCTAACCAAATTGTTCTTGCAAATAACCTTACAAGTAACATCGCTTCTAATAATACTAGTTGGGTTTCTGTTTCATACCCTGTCTATGACAATACAAAAACTGCAGGAAGTATATTAGACATAGGTGGTGTTGCCCTAAAAGCAGTTGACCCTACAGGAAGTTATTTAACCAATTATCCTAGTTCTGTTAATTACCAGGTAGGAACTATTTCACACAGTTACTATGCAGATGTTGTAAGTGTTGACAATCTTTCTCAACAAAGTAGAGTTGTTGGTTCAAACACACTAACTCATATAGCAA